CAGATCACTATGAGCAAGAATATTTTAACCAGCTCACCGCAGAAGAAAAAAAGCCAGTCAGAAATAAACGGACAGGAAGAACTACCTATGAATGGGTGAAGATACGGACACGAAATGAGGCGCTTGACTGCAGGGTCGGAAATCTGGCGATGGTTGAAATACTCAATCCTAACTTAGCAAAGATCAAGAAGAGGCTCGACCGAAAAATGGAGGCCCTCAGTGAACCATCGGAGAAGCCACAAACAAAGGAAGAGCCAATATCGGCCAGGAGAAAAACGAAACCAGCAAGAAATAAGCGAGGGGGTTTTGTGAATGGATGGAGATAGTCCAATATGCAGGAACGCCGGAGAAATAGCGGCCTATGTTGGAATAAACAAAAGCTCCATTAAACACTTCCACGATGAATACGGCCTCCCTGCCTGGCGCTTTGACGAAAAGGGAAACTGGAAGGCGTTGAAATGTTCGCTTGAATCGTGGTTAGTAACCATGGAAAGGAAACATTTAGGGGATAAAGCAAAAACCTGTCAATAGTTATTTTGCGCGATTTTGTGCGTATATGCACTTTTTTTGCTCGATTATGCATTTCACTTAAAACGTCGTCTACAATGATAGTATCAATAATTGAGCTATCGCGAGGCGACATTGACAGACACAATTACAGTAATTCCGAAACAGATTACAGCGGGCGACTCTCTTGCCTTTGTAATATCTCTTGACGACTACCCGGCTTCTGATAGCTGGGTTTTGTCGTATGTACTTCTTAATTCCGCAATAAAAATAACACTGGCGTCCTCGGCATCCGGGGACAACCACTCCGTCGATATCGCAGCAGCAACCACCGCAGCCTATACCGTAGGGAAATATAAATATACTGGCCTTGTCACTGACAGTACTGATCGATTCACGGTTGATTCTGGTGATATCGAAGTTCTTTCAGATCCCGGCGTTGTGGCAACCTTAGACGGTCGTACTTTTGCAGAGATTTGTCTTAATAATGTTGAGACCGTTCTTCAGGGCAAGGCAACGGCTGACAACCTGGCGTATTCCATTGCCGGTAGGTCTTTGTCAAAATATTCATGGGAAGAGTTGCTTATTGCCCGTAATTCATTTCGTTCTGAAGTTGAAACGGAAAACAGGAAAGCGAACGGTAAAAGCTCGGGTAATCGTATTCTGACGAGGTTTGTGTAATGAGCATTAGAGCAACAACATACAAAGCTCTCAGAGCAATCACAAAAACACTCAAACCAACTCGCAGCAAATCAAGACCACACGCAAGGGCGTATTCAGCCGCAGCAGTTGGCAGATTAACCGCAGATTGGAACGCTCCAGACAGTACCGCAGATATGGAAATATCCATGGCCCTTCGTGTTTTGCGAGCCAGGGCGCAGGATATGGAGCGTAATAACGATTACGCAAAAAGATATTTTCATTTACTGACTACAAACGTCCTTGGTCACAAGGGTGTGAGTCTACAGATCAGAGCCAAGGGCAGCGATGGAAAACCCGACAAGTTTGCTAATGCCCTTATCGAAACTAAGTGGAAAGCATGGGGCAAGCCTGGGTGTACCGTTGATGGGCAATTGTCTTGGAATGATGTACAGCAGTTGGTTTTAAGATCCGTTGCAAGAGATGGTGAAATATTTATTTATTTCCCACCTTCTTGGAAGCATAACAATGCTGGTTTTGCCATGCAACTTATCGAGGCTGATCATGTCGATGTTGATTTCAATATGGTCCTGAATAACGGCAACACCATTCGGATGGGTATTGAGCGAGATAAATACAGAAGACCAGTTGCTTACCATGTTTTTACTGTGCATCCTTCTGAGCAGCGCATGTATTCTGGACAAAAGTTAAGGGAAAGATTACCAGCCGAGGACGTTATACACCTCAGAAGACCAGAGCGGGTGGACGAAACACGTTCGGCACCTTGGATTGTTGCAGGACTTGCGAAGCTCAAGCAGATGGATGCTGCTGAAGAGGCCGAGGTTGTTGCCTGGAGAATAGCCGCTTCTAAGATGGGTTTTTATATTCCTGGCGATGACGCAGAGTATGACGGTGAGGATACAACAGAAGATGGTGACCCAATAAGCGAAGCCGAGCCTGGAATATTTGAGAAACTTAAAAAGGGCTGGGACTTTAAAGAATGGGATCCGGGCAAACCTTCCTCAACGGTTGAATCATTTGAAAAGGCAATGCTTCGCGGTGTTGCTTCTGGTTGGAATGTTTCCTATGTTTCCCTGGCGAATAATCTTGAGGGTGTTTCCTTTTCTTCTATTCGGTCCGGTGAGCTTCTTGACCGTGCGCATTGGCGAGTACTTCAAACTTGGCTGATTGAGCATTTCAACGAACCTGTTAGAGAAAAATGGTTAAAAAGATCCTTACTCACTGGCTATATCCCTTTGCCTCCTGGGAAGTTTGAGAAGTTCAACGCGCCTATATGGCGACCTCGCGGTTGGGAGTGGGTTAACCCACGCGATGAATCTACCGCAGCGAAGCAGGATCTTGAAATCGGGGCTAGGTCTTTACAGCGAATTGTTGGGGACCGTGGCGACGACCTTGAAGAAATTTTTGCGGAAAATAAAGAAGCTAAAGAATTAGCCGCAGAGTACGGGGTTACATTGTCAGTCTTTCCTGATGAGCCAGGGGACGATAAATCGAACGGAGATACTGAAGGTGTGGACGTAACCGACGACATAAAAACAGTTATTGACGCTTACGGCGTAGGTGTGAGGGCTGGGTCGATAACACCACAGGAAGAAGACGAACAGCACTTTCGTGACAAAATGGGGCTACCAATCCAAAGCTCTTCGGTTACCGAGGCGTGGGAAGATGACAGCGGATATAGAAGACCAATAACATTAATCTCTGGAAGTGAAGCAGAGGCAGCCAGCACGGCGGGTCAGGATAATTCTGAGGAAGAACAATGAAATTAACAAAAGAACAAATAAAAGAAATCAGATCGTCAACTTTCACCCGCTCATTTGCATTAGACCGGGGCCAGGTTAACGAAGAAAACAGAACTGTTGAAATATCGTTTTCCTCAGAAGATCCGTATTTACGTTGGTTTGGATACGAGATACTTGGACATGACAATTCAGAAGTTGACATAAAATTTTTAAACAGTGGCCGCGCTCCATTACTAGCCGACCACGACCCTAAAAACCAGATAGGTGTTATTGAAAAAGCATGGTTGGGCTCTGACCGCAAGGGGCGGGCTTTAGTGCGTTTTGGCAAAAATGCGCGGGCTGACGAGATTTTTCAAGACATTTTGGACGGTATTAAAGGCAACGTTTCAGTTGGCTATCAGGTCAACGAGATGAAACTTGTCGAAACTGACGACGAGAAAGGGGACACGTACAGGGTAACAAAGTGGGCACCTCTTGAGTCGTCTATTGTTGCAATCCCAGCAGACGCAACGGTGGGGGTTGGGCGCAGCATTGAAACCATTATCAAAGAAGAAAAACAGGTGATTACCATGACTGAAGAAGAAAAAGTAGCAATTGAAAAAGAGGTCAGAGCAGCGGCAAAAGTCAAGACAGACGCCGAAGTCAAAACAATGAAAGCAGGAATCCGAGACATTTACGCGCTCGGGGAGCAACACGGATATAAAAAAGAAGCGGCCAAAGCGGTTGAAGACGGAAAAACGGTTGACCAATTTCGCGGCCAAGTTCTTGACCTTCTGGAAGCTAAAGGTGGAATGACGGTTGTCGACCTGCCGGACACAACCATCGGACTCGGGAAAGAGGAACAGAAACAATATTCTTTCCTTAAACTCATCCGGGCCATGGCTTCTGGCGATTGGAAAGATGCAGGGTTTGAACGAGAATGTGCTCAGGCGTTTGAAGATAAATCAGGACGATCAGCAAGAGGTGTTTTTGTACCTCCAGATATGTTTAAAGCAGGCGCTTTCCTGAACGAAGACCACGCCCGAGCACTGGCAACTCGTGACCTCAATACTGGGGTTGGGTCTGCTGGTGGTTATTCGGTTGAAGAGCAATTAATGAGCAGCTCTTTTGTTGACCTCCTGAGAAATACTTCAAAGGTATTGCTCGCAGGGGCCAGAACCCTGAACGGTCTTGTCGGTGATATTGACATCCCAAAACAAACTGGTGGCGCTACAGCCTATTGGGTCGGTGAAGGTTCGGACGCAACCGAGAGCCAACAAGCACTTGGACAAATCAGAATGTCACCTAAAACCATCGGGTGCCTTACCGATGTGACCAGGCGCATGATGCTACAATCCTCCCTTTCTGTAGAGGCATTTATCAGGATGGATTTTGCAATTGCTCAAGCACTGAAACTTGACCTTGCGGCAATTAATGGCACTGGCGCAGGTGG